CGTAGCAAACTACTAAATTATTTTACAAAGAAGAGATTGAAGAATCTCACAGAATCCATAGGAGAATTTTGACATGGACTTACTAATATCTGAAATCTTAGATAAAGTTTCTAAGGTAAAATCAAAAAAAGAAAAGGTTTCTTTTCTTAAAGAACACGATTCCGATGCTTTACGTATGGTGATTAAATCATCTTTTGATCCTAAAATTGTATGGCTTTTACCAGAAGGGGAAGTTCCTTATGAGAAAAATGAAGCACCAGAAGGCACAGAACACACAAATCTTCATGGTGAAGCACGAAAGTTATTTCATTATCTAGAAGGTGGTAATGCAGACTTGACACAGAATAAACGTGAAAGTATGTTCGTTCAGTTACTAGAAGGGTTGCATGAGTCTGATGCTGAGGTGCTTGTTTCTGCAAAGAATAAAGAGTTGCATCGTAAATTCAAAGGCCTTTCTGATAATGTGGTTAAAGAAGCATTTGATTGGAATGAAAACTACATGAAAGTTGATGGATATCCTCAAGGAAATCGTATGGCATCTGCCTAAATTTCATAAAGGATATTGACTATTATACTTTTTTGTAGTAATATAATAGTATGAATAGACTAGCAGATGCATTAAGAGAGTATAAAGAGCTTCATCAGAAGATTACAGCCTTAGGTAATGTTGAAAAACGTAAACCATTTAGTCTGCAATCTGATTTAGATTATATTGAAGAACTCAAGCTTGATAAACTGACACTTAGAAAAGAGATAGAAACTCTTCGCCGTAAATAAAATTAAAAAAAGTTTAGTTTCTCAATGAAATCAAAGACTTATAAGGCCACTTTTTTTCATTTTTTTGTTGACAAACCTTATTTTGCCCTGTATACTAATAATATAATCAAGAGAGAGAGAGAAAACAATGATTAATTATTTAGATGCTTACAATGGTGGAATTCGGATGTATGCCGGAGTTGGAAACCTCAAAGGTTGGTCGAAGACTGCAAAAGGTGTTGCATATACCTTAAAAACTTGTGGAATTGCAGAAACCATGATGGGTTCTAGTTCTATGGATTTTGCATCAGAAGAAGGTTTTGAAACCGATGATGGTGCAATGTTGTTGTTGAAACGTGCTTTGGAGTTAGTATAATGACTGTTTATGTGAAAGAAAAAACCAAGAATATCATTGAAGGTGTTGATGCCATGAAAAGGGCAATGATTGCCGACTATGGTGATTGGGCAAGTGGCCCACTTAAAGGTGACGAAATTGCTCTAAGGATGTGGGATGAGTATGTTGATGGTTTCACTGTTGAGTACAATAATAAATATGTCAAGATTTCTGTAAATAATAGTGTGTCTGCATTTGTCGTTGCAGTTGATAACGACAAAAAGTTCAAAAAAGGCGACATTCTAAAACCTGCTGGTTGGAAAGCTCCTGCTAGAAACTTTGCTCGTGGAAACGTCTTTGACGGTGGTTATGAAATTCGTTGGACAGGAGCTTAATATGGAAACGATTAAAAGCACAATAGGTATTGTTCTTATTTTTGGAATGGGTTATGCTGCATTAGTAGCATTTTAAAATGAAAAACATTGATGATGAATTTATCATGTTTGTTGTAGGAATGTCAGTGTTTGCTGTCTGGTTTTTCGCTGTAATGGTTTTATTTCAATGAACCCTACTGAACTAATTACAGCAGGACTACTGTTCCTTAGTCCTGCTTTTGCCACAACAACAAACAATAAAAGTGACTCTGTAGAGTGTCTTGCTCTTAATATGTATCATGAAGCCAGAGGTCAAGGTAGTGCTGGACTTCTTGGTGTATCTTCTGTTGTCTTAAACAGAGTAAAGGATAGAAGATTTCCAGATACAATTTGTGGAGTTATATATCAAGGCCCGACAAGAGAGAGTTGGAAGACTCGACAAACTCCTGATCCTAATGATGCTACCTTCTATCCTGTAAAACATCGTTGCCAGTTTTCTTGGTATTGTGATGGTAGAAGTGATGAACCAAGAGACAAGAAAACTTATAAAAGGTTATTGACAATCTCTAAGTCTATAGTATATAATACTATTAACTTCGTAGATATTACAGACGGAGCTACTCATTACCATGCTGACTATGTAAAACCAGCATGGGCAAAAGTTAAAACGAGAACGACAAGAATAGGTAATCACATATTCTATCGTTGGGAAAGTGGACAAAAAGGTGGGCCAGTTGAGTAATTTTAGGTTTATTGAACGCAATGTGGACGTAAAAAATATTGTCCAACAAGTGCTAGATAATCCTGATGATTGGGGTGTTGCTGGTAGTATTAAAGGTGCTGCCGGTGATCTACAACCATATGGCTTTTTACCTTTGATGATGGCCGTAGTTAATGATACTGATCGTGGTGGTTTTGGTAATCCTAAAAATACTGAACTTCAACAGAAGACTCCACTATGGTCAAAGTATACACAGATAAGAAGGTTTCTGAAAAGTTATAAACTTCATAATCACTCACGGGCTGCATTTTTTAGATTGAGGCCAGGGGATACTGTGGGTTGGCATATAGATGATGGGACATATTATCACTCAAGAGATAGATATCATTTGTCTTTGCAGGGCATATACAAATATTGGGTTGGTGATACGCCTGATGATCCAGATGCAGAAATGCACATTATTGAGCCGGGCACTTTCTTTTGGTTTAATAATAAAAAATATCATAAAGCACTAAACATTGGTGACGTAGACAGATTAACTTTTGTTTTTGACGTACCACACAGCAAAAGGAATCCGTAATGAAAGAATTATCAGAATATTTTGGCTCAGAGAAATACAGTGATCGAACTGCAAAAGTTCTATGGGATGATTCTAAAAAAGAATACTTTGTAGATATGAAAAGAGATGGATACTCTGAGATACGTAGTATGTCAAGACACAGTGAACGGTATGCCGAAGACTGTGCAGAAAATTTTGTAATGGGATATGGAGAATTTAATCGATGAACTTAAAATATTCAAAAGATGTAGTGAGTGACTATGATAATCTAAGTGATGGTCGTAAAAAATATATCATAAGGCGTTCTAAGAAAAAAGGTGTTACTGTTTCTGAATATCTTTTAGAGAAATATGGTCAATGAACATCTTCTACCTTGATAAAGACCCTATAATTGCAGCTCAAATGAGTTGTGATAAACACGTTGTGAAGATGATACTTGAGTCTGCTCAGATGTTATGTAGTACACACCGTGTTCTTGATGGTGATGAGATTGCAGACTCTAAGGGTATGTACAAGATGGCTCACAAAAACCACCCAAGTACTATTTGGGCTCGTTCTAGTGTTCAAAATTACATTTGGTTATGGAGACATATGACTGCTCTTATGAGAGAGTACACACATCGTTATGGAAAGAACCATGCAACTGAAAAATTGAAAGAGTGTCTTGCTCGAACTCCTACCAATATTCCTTATGGGGGCAAATTTACTGATCCACCACAATGTATGCCAGAAGAATGTAAGGGTGAGGATACAGTACTTGCATATCAGAAATACTATATAGTAGAGAAGTCAGGATTTGCACGTTGGACTAAACGTCCAGTGCCGGAGTGGTTTAATGGTGGGACATCTAATGGAAAGAGAACCGTATTGGGATTACATGGGAAGAAGATTACGTGAGGATAGGTCGAACATGACAGCTATAGAAACTGATATGGCTCAGTTAACAGAGTCTTATTATGGTACATTAATTAGATTAAAATCACTTGCAGAACATAATGAAATGCTCATGAAAAAACTAGAAAAATTGGGTTATGACCCTAGACAATTAGAAATGGATATATGATGAAAGAACTAATAATTTTAATAACGATGTTTTTTGCAGAGGGCCCAGCAGTTTATCCTAACTCTGTGGCAATAGATTCTCGTTATGGTGAACCTTTACGTTTCGCAACAATGGAAGCTTGTTTTGATCATGTTGATGAACATCTTGAAGCACTAAAAGACTATGCAAAAACTGTCTATCCTAATGCAGTTGCAGTAAAAACAATTTCTTGTGTTACTAAGTCAGAGTATAGTGTATTTAAGGGTGCTGGTGTGTAATGCCTACGTATATTTTTAAAGATATGAGTACAGGTGAAGAGTTTCAAGATTTTATGTCTATAAATGAAAAAGAAACTTATCTACAAACTAATACCAATATTGTACAGCTACCCAATACAATAACTTTTGTTGGGGATCACATTATGGGTGTAGGCCCTAAAAATGATGGGGGATTTAATGAACGTATGAGTCAGATTGCATCTGCTCATCCAAACTCGCCTTTAGCAGATAGATATAAAACAGGTGAGTCTCACAAGAAACTAAAGACAAAGGAAGTGATAAGAAAACACCAGAAAAAGAAACCGTTGGTCACTAAATAAATATGGTGCGGGCGAGACATCAAACTTCAGCAATGGATGCACAGTATCTACGCAAGCTGGGAAGTCAATCCGCCCATGCATCAGGGAGAGGGGGCGCCTGGGAGCCCTCTCTCTCACTCTTTTAAAGTAAGGTATATCATGGCAGCAAAGAAAAATAAAGAAATCAATCACAATAGTTTAGTTACTATTAAACCAATTACTGAAAATCAGAAACAAGTTTTTGCATCTTGGAAGAAAGGTAAAAATCAATTTCTATTTGGTTGTGCGGGAACAGGTAAAACTTTTGTGTCCCTGTATCTAGCCCTTCAAGACGTTTTTGATTTGAAAACAAAATACGACAGAGTTGTATTAGTTCGTTCTCTTATTCCTACTAGAGAGATCGGGTTTCTGCCTGGCGATGAGGAAGACAAATCTGCATTGTATCAAATACCATATCAAAACATGGTGCAGTTTATGTTTGAGATGCCTAATGAACAAGCGTTTAATGGTTTGTATGATAAACTAAAAAATCAAGCAAGTCTCTTCTTTTTATCAACTTCTTTTCTAAGGGGGTTGACATTTGATAATAGTATCATTATAGTAGATGAATGTCAGAACTTAAACTTTCATGAGCTAGATACAATTATTACAAGGGTGGGACAAGATTCTAAGATTGTATTCTGTGGTGACTTTGGCCAGACAGATTTACAAAAAACAAATGAGAAAAATGGATTACATGACTTCTTACGTATTCTAGAGGAAATGGAAGAGTTTAATTGCACAGAGTTTACTATAGGTGATATAGTTCGCTCTGGGTTTGTTCGTAGTTATCTTATTAACAAAACCAAATTAGGAATAGGTGTAGAATAATGGCATATATTTGTCCAGATTGTGGCCACCGTCATGAAGGAGAGGAGCCACCTACAGAGGATTGTCCCATATGTGGTTGTCCTGCTGAAGATTATGAAAAGGAAGCGTAATGGATATTGAAAAGTTAAGAAAACAATTAGAGATTGATGAAGGTATTGTTCATGAGGTATATCTTGACCATCTTGGGTTAGCCACTTTTGGCATTGGCCACTTGGTCATAGACAGTGATCCAGAATATGGAGCCGAGGTAGGAACAGCAGTTGCAGAATCTAGATGTATTGAGGTTTTTAACCAAGA